CAGGCCTGGCGGAGGGGAGACTGTGCTTAACGATCTGAACCGCGAGCTTGCCGATTTTTATCGTTCCGGCGGGGAGACGCGGATCGACTTCTTTAGCAACATCAGTCGAACCAGCTATATCAGTGAACGCCGGATAAAAAGTATTGAAGACTGTCTCTGACAGTTGAAATGTGAACCCGCCTCGGCGGGTTTTTTTATATCTGGAGGAACAATGGCTGAACGGATCCGCACCATTCGCTTGCATGGCGAGCTTGGGCGTCTCTTTGGGCGCGTCCATTATCTGGCTGTGCATTCATCGGCCGAGGCAATCAGAGCGCTGGGCGTGCTATTCCCAGGATTTCATGAGTACCTCGCGTCATCCAAGGATAAAGGCCTAGCTTTCGCTGTCTTTCACGGCAAGCGGAACATCTGCGAGGTCGAACTTGCTAACCCTCCGGGCGCCGCAGAAATCAGGATTGCGCCGATCGTCCAAGGCAGCAAGAGTGGCGGTGGGCTGCAAGTCGTTTTGGGCATTGCACTCATAGCGGCTGCGACCATAGCAACCGGTGGTGTAGGCGGGCTAGCCTCTGCTTCTGCGTGGGGCGGTGCCTTCACTGCTGGAGGGCTTGCTGGAGCTACAGCCATGGTTGGTCTGTCGCTTGCGTTAGGTGGGGTGGCTCAGCTGGCTACCGGCCAACAAACCGGTATCAGCTCCAGCGAGAGTGCGGACAACCGCCCGAGCTACAACTTCTCCGGCATCAAGAACACCGTCACCCAAGGCAACCCAGTCCCGCTGTGCTACGGCGAGATGACCACAGGTTCTGCTCAGCTCTCCCTCGGCATCCGAGCCGAAGACCAGCAATAGAGGCACCCCATGACTGATCTGTCCATCCTGGGCTCCAAGGGCGAGTCCAAACCACACACGCCTGTAGAAACCCCAGACAGCCTGATCAACCTGAGCTACGCCAACATTCTGGACGGTATCAGTGAGGGCCCAATTGTTGGCCTGGTAAATGGTGCCCAATCGATCTATCTCGACAGGACTCCCCTCGCCAATAGTGACGGCAGCATGAACTTCACCAGCGTGACCTGGGAGCAGCGCACCGGTGAGCATGACCAAGACCACATCGCAGGCTTTCCTGCGGTCGAGTCTCAGCACTCCGTAGGCGTCGAATTGAAATCCAGCCAGCCTTGGGTCCAGGCGTTCAGCAACCTGGAATTGTCGGCCGTGCGCATCCAGCTGGCAGTCGGCGCGCTGGTGGTCACCGAGCAGGATGGTGACCGCGTGGGCTACAAGGTTGCCTATGAGATTGACCTGTCCACCGACGACAGCGACTACCAGGTGGTGCAGCAGAGTGCTTTTGATGGCAAGACTACCACCGGGTACCAGCGCTCAATCCGCATTGATTTGCCTAAGGCCGAGCGTGGGTGGCGCCTGCGGGTGCGTCGGACAACTCCGGACTCGACCACTTCGAATATCCAGGCCACGACCTCGGTTGGCACCTACACCGAGATCATCGACGCCAAGCTGCAGTACCCGTACACCGCGCTTTGCGGGCTGAAGATCGATGCCAGCCAGTTCTCGGCAGTGCCTGAGCGTGCCTATCGAATCCGCGGGCGCATTATCCAGGTGCCAAGCAATTACGATCCCGCCGGCCGGACCTACTCTGGAACCTGGGACGGTACCTTCAAGCTGGCCTGGACTGATTGCCCACCCTGGATCTGGCGCGACATCGTGCTCAACGATCGCTATGGCCTTGGCCGTTTCATCGACGCCAATCAAGTAGACAAGTGGGGTCTTTACCAGATCGCTCAATATTGTGACGCGCTGGTGTCTGACGGGAGGGGCGGCCAAGAGCCACGTTTCACCTGTAACGTTTACCTCCAGTCGAGAGCGGATGCGCTGACCGTCCTGCAAGACTTGGCCAGCGTGTTCCGTGGCATGAGTTACTACGCCGGTAGCGAGGTGGCCTGCGCAGCCGACATGCCAGGCGACCCGGTCTATACGTACACCAATGCCAACGTGATTGACGGCAAGTTCAATCGTCCCGGGTCCAGCGGATCGACTCGCTTCAGCGTGGCCAAGGTCGCCTGGAGCGACCGGGATAACTTCGGTAATCAGCGCGTGGAGTATGTCCAGGACCAGAAATCATTGGTGCGCTACGGTGTGCGTGAAACCGAAGTCACCGCCTTTGGTTGCGTCTCTCAAGGGCAGGCTCAGCGGGCAGGCCAGTACATCCTGCTGACCAATCGCCTGGAAACCGGCACCATCACTTTCAGCGTGGGCCTCGACGGCACCATCTGCCGACCTGGCGACGTTGTTCGGGTAGCAGATGAGCATTATGCGGGAATGCCACTGGCGGGCCGCATCAAGGCAGCGACAGCCACCACTGCAACGCTGGACAACGACATCACCGCCACAGCTGGTGACACTCTCGTGGTGATCTTGCCCAAGGGCGTGGCCGAGACCCGAGTGATTCGCTCGATTAGCGGTCGGGTGGTCACCGTCACCGAGCCGTTCTCCGCAGTGCCGGTGAAGGAATCGGTCTTTACCATCGAGACGGCCGAGCTGGTCGCCGAAACCTACCGTGTGCTGACCGTAAACGAGAATTTCGGCGACGATAAGCTGCAGTACGACATCGTAGCTGTGGCCCGCAACGACAGTAAGTTCGACGCGATCGACAACGGCGCCCAGATCGTCATCCCGCCGACCAGCGTCCTGCCGGCCGCCGTCCAGGCGCCGCCGACCAATGTCGAGCTGAGCACGTTCGATACCCTGAACCAGGGCATTAACGTGGCCACCATGCGTATCACTTGGGACGCCCCGCGCGGTGCGCAGAGCTACCGCGTCTGGTGGAAACGCAACAATGGCGATTGGATCTATGCAGGCGTCACCTACACCGCAGCGCTGGAAGTGCGTGGCATTTACACAGGTACCTATACCGCCCGAGTGGCCGCAGTAGGCGTCTCGGGCAACAGCTCGATCTGGGCGCTGTCCGAACCGGCCGCGCTGTCCGGAAAGACCGGCGAGCCACCGGCGATCACCAGCCTTACCACCGAAAGCCTGCTGTTCGGCATCAAGGTCACCTGGGGCTTCCCAGCTGGCGCCGAGGACACCCAGCGCACGGAGCTGTGGTACAGCGAAGGTACCGACCTTGGTGCGGCCACCAAACTGGCCGACCTGGCCTACCCGCAAAACGAGCATGTCATGCAGGGCCTGCGCGCCGGCCAGCGGTTCTACTTCTGGGCGCGCCTGGTGGACCGTACCGGCAACCTCGGGCCGTTTTTCCCAGTTGCCCCAACCGTCGTTTCTGGCGTGGCCAGCATGGATGCCGGCCCGATCCTTGAGCAGATCAAGGACCAGATCACTGAGAGCGAGCTGGGCAAGGAGCTGACCGACCGCATCGACCTGATCGACAAGGAAGGTCCGGGCTCGGTCAATGAGCGCTTGGGCGAAGTCCGCAGCGACCTGAACGAGCAGATAGCCGACGTCAGCAACGCCGTCGCGGACGTCGACAGCGCACTGACCCAAGCGAAGCAGGACCTGCAGCAGCAGATCGACACGATTGCTGATCTGGCCGACTCAATGCCGTATGACCCGGCCAAGGCCTATGCCGCTGGCCAGGCTGTGCTTGGCACCGATGGCAAGCTGTACCAGGCCAAGCAGGCCGTGCCGGTGAACATGCCACCGCCGAACGCCACCTACTGGACTGATGTAGGCCAGGCGGTGCAGACGGCCAATGGTCTAGCCGCGCGCGTCAACACCGTGGAAACCAAGGTCGAAAGCCTGGAGGGGACCACCAGCGCTCAGGCACAACAGATCACCGGCCTGCAGTCGAGCCTGACCACCACCAACGGAAACGTCGCTGCAGCACAGCAGGCTGCTCAGGACGCGGCAACGCTCGCCGGCGGCAAGGGCAAGGTCATCGTGCAGTCGGCTGCGCCTGCTGTCGCTGATCGGCTGGCCCAGAATCTGTGGATCGATACCACTGGGAACGCCAACACGCCCAAGCGCTGGAATGGCACTGCGTGGGTAGCTGTGACGGATAAGGTGGCGACGGATGCTGCAGCTGCTGCGGCTAACGCCCTGGCTGTTGCTCAGACCAAGGCAGATGCATCAGCGGTGCAAAGCCTGACCACTCGCGTTACCGATGCGGAGGGCGCACTTTCGTCGCAGAGTCAGGCCATCACAGGCTTGAATAACAGCCTCACGACCACCAACCAGAACGTCTCCGCAGCACAGCAGGCCGCCCAAGCGGCAGCTACCGCGGCTGGAGCGAAGGGCGAGGTCATCTACGGCTCGACGGCTCCGGCTGCTGAGAAGCGCTTGGCGCAAAACCTGTGGATCGACACCACCGGAAATGCCAATACCCCGAAGCGTTGGAGCGGAACCGCCTGGGTGGCTGTGACTGACAAGGTGGCCACCGACGCGGCTGCGGCTGCAGCCAACGCCTTGTCGGTAGCCCAGACCAAAGCCGATGCGTCCGTGGTGCAAAGCCTGACCAGCCGGGTGACCGACGCCGAAGGCGCGCTGTCGTCTCAGGGCCAGGCCATTACCGGCCTCAACAACAGCCTGACGACCACGAACCAGAACGTCACGGCAGCGCAGCAAGCCGCCCAGGCTGCAGCAGATGCTGCTGGCGCTAAGGGCAAGGTGCTGTACCAATCGGCCGCGCCGGCAGTGGCGGATCGCCTGACGCAAAACCTCTGGATCGACACGACAGGGAACGCCAACACACCGAAACGGTGGAACGGTAGCGCCTGGGTAGCTGTGACGGACAAGGTCGCAACGGACGCCGCCGCCGCGGCTGCCAGCGCGCTGACCCAGGTCGCGAGCAAGGCCGACGCCTCGACGGTGCAGGCTCTGAGCAACACCGTGGATCAGCACGGTTCGGCAATCACCGCCAACGGCCAGGCCATCACCAACATCAACACGTCGCTGACGCAGGCTGGTGGCGAGAACCTGTTGTACAACCCGTCGTTCGATACGGCCTCTGCGGGCAACGCCAACCTGGCCGATGGCTGGAACTGGCGCAAAACCACGGCAGCTGGCGTAACGCCGACTCTGCGTAACTCGGATCTCGGTGCTGAGGGTAAGTGCCAGCGACTGGACGTTACCGGCCTGAGCGCGGGGTCTGGCACTGACTACGTGGACTTCGTGCCGACGAGCGGCCCGGAAAACCGCCCGCCGATCTACGAAGGCGTGGTCAGTACGACTTCAGTCTTCGTGCGCGGCAACACCGGCCTGATGCTGCAGATCTACCTACAGTACAAAGACAGCGCAGGCGCAACGCTGCAGACGCATGGCCCTGCAAGCTTCAACCTGACGCCGACCTATCAGCGCGCGGTCTTTACAGCTACCGCCGCTCCCGCTGGCACTGTCCGAGCGGACGTTCTGTTCCGCGTTCGTTCGGCAGCTGGCTCCAGCTTGACCGCTGGCTTTGTCGACTTCGACAAGGCTCAGTTCGAGCTGAGTGGTAGCGTGACGGGGTGGCGCGACAACGGCAAAGCAAACGCGGCTGCGGTGGCCACCAATGCCACTGCAACCTCGGCGCTGACTGCCCGCGTCGCGGCTACGGAAACGGGCTTGACCAGTGCCTCCGGGCAACTGACCCAGCTGGAAAACTCGATTGGTGATGCCGGTGGCGAGAACCTGTTCTATAACCCGACATTCGCCAAGTACGCCAGCCTCAATGGCTCGGCAGACGGCTGGACACCAGAAGGTGCGGTGTCGACTACCGACACGCTGGTCACGTCCTGGCTGAACTCTGCGGAGAAAGCCCAGCGCATGGAGGGCTCAGGGTTCTCCACCTCGTCCGGCTACAAGTCGCTGCGGTCGTCCGGGGGCACTCCCAACCGCCGGCCCAGCGTGGCGGAGGGGCAAACCCTAGTGGCGTCGGCCTATGTCAGGGGCACCGTAGGCCTTGGTCTGCGGATCTTCTTGCAGTGGTTCAACGCCGCTGGGACGGTGATCAGCGCCCCGAACTCGGCGATGTTTGCCATCACCGCCGCCGGCAAGCGCGAGCAGTACAGCGCCGTCGCGCCGGCTGGGGCCGTGAGCTGCTATGTCTACTTCAGGCTCTACAGCCAGACGGGTGCAGTCACGTCCGGCTACTTTGAAGTGGCGCGCCCGCAGTTCGAGTACGGTGCCAAGGCCACGGGCTGGCGCGACAACGGCCAGGTCAATGCGGCAAACAACTCGGCCACTTCGGCCGCAGTGGATGGCCTGACCTCTACGGTCAACCAGCAGGGCGCCACCCTGAACAGCGTGTCGAGCCGTACCACGACGCTGGAAAACAGCCTGATCACCACCAACCAGAACGTCTCCGCAGCACAGCAGGCCGCCCAGGACGCGGCAACGCTAGCCGGAAGCAAGGGCAAGACCATCGTTCAGGCAGCCGAGC